GATGCAGCACAGTGGGACTATTATGTGAACAGTAAAAACTCCCAACACTGGGCTAAACACTATCAGCGTGAGGATGACCGTAAATATCTGGTGTTTGCTAGACAGGCATACGTGCCAGACGTGGAGCTTATGGAGAGGACTGGTGTACTCCCGAACAACATACAGCCTTGGACGTTAATCAGTCCTGAGTTCAAGCCGGTCAACCCCAAGTCGCGTGTGGACAAAGTACGTAAGAAAGAACTGAAGCCACACCTCGACGAGTTCTGGCAGTGGGCGTGTAATGTAGGAAAGATGTTACCTGTAAGCGACTGGGAGTATGTACGCGATGCCAAGAACCAGCTACGCAAGGCCGACGTGATGACTAGCTCACAGTGGGCTTCAAGTAACAGGTACAATGGTGACAAGGTACAACACATACTCACAACAAGTGACCATGAACTACGGTTACCACTACTTACTGTGTTTATGATACAATCTGATATGAACCACGCTACTACGCCAGAGGACGCTAAGAAAGTGCGTGCAAGTTTCAATCGCTGGGCCAACCAAGCGTGCGGTCTAGTAACAACAACGAAAGGAGAATGATATGTGGATTAGAAAACCAAGCGACATGTTTTTAGTGCGTACCAGTGCTATAGACGAATCTGACCGTGACGTGGCCCCCAGCGAGGGACTGCGAGACTTCCAAGAGGCACTGCGTAAGAAGATGCGTGACGTGCAGTTCAGTAGAAACATGCACAGCTCTTGTCATGTCTATTACCCGCACGAGCCGTTTGCACGAGGTAAATTGTTTGATGGCGCTGACAACTGGCAGGTTAAGAGCCGTACGATTATGAACCAAAGGTACCGGCCTGATAACAAAGAGTATTACAGGCACGGTAGTGGGAACCTTGCTACTGCCGTCAAGAAAGCTGCGGCAGCGTTAACACCTTGGTCGGTGCGTGAGATAGCTTCGATTCACTCCAAGACTTATGACCAAGGGCGCGACTTACAGATAGGCGAGGTCGAGTCCAAAGTGAAAGAAGGGGCTGAGTATCTGGGACTGTCCAGCAAATCTCGTGCGTTGGTTGCACTCAAAAACATGGTGCACCAGATAGCTGATCTGGATGTGAAGTCTAAAGTGTTGGACGTGACACGTTACATGCAGGAGTCAGAAGACTTGCGAGGTATCGGTGGTCAACCTACGTTTGTGTACATCGGGCAGATCCCCAACGGGACGCAGTTCATGGATACCCTGCACATCGACAACATCGGCTATAACTACATACAGACTGATGCCCTGCAAGCACGTCATTGGGAAAACTCCACGGATGATAAGTACAGCGATCTGGTCGGTAAAGTCAGTGTGCTGAACATGGCTCCTGTGGGTGACTATGTGAGCGGTGTTGGTATGAAGGTTGATGAGGATATGTTCTATGTCTGCTAAACACTTCGAGGTGCTACGCATGATCGAGGACATAGCCACCACGCTAGGTAGCCAAAACAAGTTAACTCATAAAGGGGCCATCTACCATGTAAAGGTAGAACCCGATAAAGACATATGGCAAGTGACTTGTTTAGGTACAGAATGTATTGACTTACCACATGGAGGTATCTATCGTGGTTCGGAGACTCTACCTACCGAGTTGATGAGCAAGTTGTCGGTTCTGAATATGTTGGAGCCACAACAGCCAGAGATAGAGGGAGTAGGGTTGCGATCAGGCGAAGATAGCTTTTGGGTTTATGCTTGACGGGTCACCGATACCAGTCCCCAAGGAGAAACAGATGGCGAAGATAAGCGTGGAGCTTGAGGTAGATGACCAGTCCCTTGAAGAAATCCTGATGAGCCTACGTTCGATTGAGCGTATGGCAAAGGCGACAGACGAGATGTGTGAAGACTTTTCTTTTCTGTCCAAAGCTATTGCGTCTAACCAACGTGAGATGAAGAAACTCACGACGAGTGTTACTAACTTGTTAAAGGAGATGCGTAATGGCAATGACGCCAGAGGCAAAGGTAAAGAAGAAGGTGGCTGAAGCACTAAAGAAGTTAGGTGTTTACTACTTCTATCCTGTAACCGGAGGCTACGGTAGGAGTGGTGTACCGGACATAGTGGGGTGCTACAAAGGTAAGTTTTTTGGGATTGAATGCAAGGCGGGGAAGGGTAAGACAACGCCACTGCAAGACATGAACATAAACCAGATTAGAGCAGCGGGTGGAATCGCTGCTGTAGTGAACGAGGATAACCTGCACACAGTGGCAGACATCCTCAATGAAAGGGAAGTGGATGAGCGTCAGATGACGTTCGACTTTTAACAAAAGGAGACCGAGATGGCGAATGGAACTAAGGCAGCAAAGCTGCGTAAGTATTTCAAGAATAACCCCAAAGCGACAGTCAAACAGGCTGCTGCATGGGCAAAGTGCAGCTACGGTAACGCTTGGACGATCAAGCAAGAGTTTTGTAAAAAAACTCCTGTGGTTAGATCTAAGGACTACATTCCAAAAACACGGCTATTCGACAACGAGATCGAATACGTTGATGGCAGGCCCGTCAAGAAGATCAAGTTAAAAGCGGGTGTGTCAGCGGAACAGTTTGCAGGACTACCAAGCCGGAGTGATGGCAGCACTGCATCCTATTACGAGTTACCTGCTGGGGCAGCGGAGTTACAGGATCTAATTTCTTACAAGAACATGAACTCGCAGATCGGTGAGATCTTCCGCGCAGCGTATCGCTACGGACAATCGTCTCATAGCGATGAGTTACGTGACGCCAAAAAGATCAAGTTCTACATAGACGCCGAGATCAAACGGTTGGAGGGATTGGTATGAACGAGGGCGCAGATCTTAAATTGTTTTATGTGACCGTCGAAGAGACTGTTTTAAAGCAGGTGGCGGTGGAAGCGAAGAACGAAGAAGAGGCGCGATACCAAGCCGTAGATGATCGCGGCACGATTGTTCGTATGCCCATCACTACATGTGTAGTCGTTACGGCTATATCTGAGAGGGAGCGGGTGTAGTGGATCTAATTACACTCGACTTTGAAACGTTCTACAGTAAGGACTTCTCACTGACCAAAATGACAACCGAAGAGTACATCCGCGACCCTCGTTTCGAGATCGTGGGTGTAGGAGTAAAGGTAAACAATGGCGCTACCGAATGGGCTTCTGGAACACGCGAGGAACTTCAAGGGTACCTTGACGAGTTCAACTGGGCCGACAGCATGGTGCTGGCTCACAACACTATGTTCGATGGCGCTATATTGTCTTGGCTTTTTGATATTCGTCCTCGCGTTTGGGCTGATACTCTTTGTATTGCCCGTGCTCTACATGGGGTGGAGGTTAGTGGAAGTCTCAAGGCACTCGCGGAGAGATACAATATAGGTGTCAAAGGCACTGAGATACTCAACGCGCTAGACAAACGCCGCGAAGACTTTACTGATGACGAGTTAGACAGTTACGGTGACTACTGCATTAACGACGTAGAGCTTACCTACAGGCTGTTCAGTAGGTTCTTGAAGCAGGGATTCCCTAAGAAAGAACTCAAGATCATCGACTGCACGCTGCGTATGTTCATACATCCCCTGTTAGAGCTAGATTCGTGTTTACTGCAAGAGCATCTGCAAGAGATCAAGAATCATAAGGATAAGTTGTTATCTGATGCTGGCGTGACCGACAAGAAAGAGCTGATGAGTAACGACAAGTTTGCCGAGCTACTCAGGTCTAAAGGTGTCGAGCCGCCTACCAAAATCAGCCTTACTACAGGCAAAGAAGCCTACGCATTCGCTAAGACCGATGAAGGTTTCAAGAGCCTTGTAACGCACAGTAACCCTAACGTACAAGCACTAGTAGCTGCGAGGTTAGGTAACAAGAGCACCCTAGAAGAAACACGCACGCAACGATTCATTGACATCTCAAGTCGCGGCACTCTGCCGGTTCCTGTGCGGTACTATGCGGCACACACTGGCAGGTGGGGTGGGGATGACAAGATCAACCTGCAAAACCTACCGAGCCGTGGGCCTAACGGTAAGATGTTAAAGAGAAGTATCGTCGCGCCTGACGGATACACACTCATAGACTGTGACTCGTCGCAGATTGAAGCGCGGGTGTTGGCGTGGTTCGCGGGGCAGGCTGACCTGACAAACGCATTTCGTAAGAAAGAGGATGTGTACGTCAAGATGGCTGCACGGATTTACGGTATACAAGAAGACCAAGTGTCTAAAGATCAGCGGTTCGTTGGCAAGACCACGATCCTCGGTGCTGGGTACGGCATGGGCGCGTTGAAATTCCAAGCACAATTGAAATCGTTTGGAACTGAAATAGATTTGGACGAAGCAAGGCGCATCATTAACATATACCGTGATGCGAACTGGAAGATTAGTCATGTGTGGCGCGAAGCTCAGAACATGGTTAGCCGTATGGCGAACGGTGATACTTACCAGTTTGGTAGGAAGGATGTGATCGAAGTTATAGGCGTCCGGGAAGCCGTCCGTCTACCGTCTAAGCTCCTAATGCGTTATGAGGATCTCAAGGGAGAGCAAAACTCGCAGGGGACAGAGTACAGCTACAAGACGCGCAAAGGTCGGACGCGGATCTACGGTGGTAAGGTGATAGAGAACGTCTGCCAAGCGTTAGCACGTTGTGTGATAGGCGATCAGATGTTGCTGATAAACAACAAGTACCGAGCGGTGCTGACAGTGCACGACTCAGTTATCGCATGTGTGCCTGAGTCTGAAGCAGAAGAGGCCCAGAAGTACGTCGAGAAGTGTATGAGATACGTGCCCAAGTGGGCGAAGGGATTGCCGCTGGAGTGTGAGAGCGGTATGGCTAAAGCATATGGAGACTGTGAGTAATGGAAGAGATGGGTAGACACGAGTTTATTGAGTCAGAGATAGTACGTGCCCGTGAAAATGAACCTGACGAATGGAAACAGGACTACTACCACCACGCTGCTAGATATCTGGCTAAGAATCGTTACGTAGAAGGTGGAAAAGTATGCGCTTATTGTAGAGAGCAGGGTATGTCGGAACCCCACCACCATAACGTGTGGGGGGCTATGATTAGTTCTTTGCGACGATTGGGTTGGGTAACCAAAATCGGCATGGTCGAGCCTACCACCAGACATACGCACATTGGTGAGGTATGTCAGTGGGAAAGTAACTTATACAAATGAGCGTAGCACCGTGGTCGTTCAGTAAGATCAAAGCATTCCAGCAATGCCCTAAGCAGTTCTACCATGAGAAGGTGCTCAAGCAGTACCCGTTCAAGGAGTCTGAGGCTACGTTGTATGGAACAGCTTTTCACGAAGCTGCGGAAGAGTACATCCGCGACGGTGGTGAACTCGACCCACGGTTTAGCTACGCTCAAGGTATGCTGGATGCGCTGAACGCCAAGAAAGGCGAGAAGCTATGCGAGATCAAGATGGGGCTGACCGAAGACCTAGAAGCATGTAGCTTCTTTGCTCGTGATGTGTGGTTTCGTGGTATCGCAGACTTATTGATACTAAATAGTGAAGAAAAATTAGCTTGGGTTATTGACTACAAGACAGGAAAGTCGGCAAGATACGCTGACAAAGGCCAGTTAGAACTTATGGCTCTAGCGGCTTTTAAGCACTATCCCGAAGTGGAGACTGTTCGGGCTGGGCTATTGTTTGTGGTAAGTAATGATCTGATACGAGATCGCTACACCATAAAGGAAGAGGAGAAGTTGTGGACTAAGTGGCTGAGTAAGTACAGCGACATGGAAACAGCTTTTGAGAACGATACGTGGAATCCCAACCCCAGTGGATTGTGCAAAGCATGGTGCCCTGTGTTGGAGTGCCCACATAACGGAAAGAACTGATGCCGTACAAGAACAAAGCGGATCGTAAGAAGCAGAAGAACCCGCCAGTTGGCAGTCCCGCACACGAAGCTAGGATGGAGCGGCAGCGTGCGCGGCGTGCTATGGACAAGGCTGGACGTGATGCCAACAAAAACGGTAAAGCTGATAAACGTGAAGGTAAGGATGTTAGTCACAACAAGATGCTGAGTAAGGGTGGCAGCAACAAAGACGGCGTGCGGATAGAAAGCAGGAGTGCTAACCGTAGTCGTAACGGACAAAGATCAAGACGTAGGTGAGTAAGGATAAGGTGAAGACAGGCATATTTATCGGCGTAGGTATAATTATGACGATCTATCTACTGTCTTTTCTTCTCACTTTAATGATGGCGTATTAGACCGAGGCATTCCTGCCTGTTGGCACGCCCCCAGCCGTGTGGTCGAAGCTGGGACTTCTTGGGCAGGGAGATAAACACTCTCTCCTTGCACGTTTCCGTCCGTGTGCCCAAAGGCGGGATTGGCAAGGGTGCTCCATACCCTGAAATGCGCGTGTCCCCGTCCGCGTGCCAAGAAAGGCGGGGCTTTTTAACCGCGTGTTGTGGACAACCACTTCGCGCTTTTTTGCATGAAGGGGCAAAACATGGATAACGGATTTACAGTAGCGGATTTTCAAGCTGAAATAGCACACACAATGCAGAAGCCGTATCTGCGAGTGAGAGGTGTGACACTTCCTACAAAACCGCTCTTAAAAAAGATGATAAACAGTGCAGCACCTGCTGCGGCTACTCAATTACTGAACAGCGTCACTTACGAAGTATCGGAAGATGTGGTTCTGGACACGACAACCAAAATCGAAAAAAGCACGCGCAGGCAGATGGTCACCAATTTTTGGAAAGCAAGAATCCCACACGAGGAGATGTTTATAGCATGGGAGATGCCTAAGCCTCTCGATATGGAAGATAAGGGTGAGCAGGTATTTGAGGGTTGGTTGATAACTAAAGTACATGGAGAGCAGGCTCTCACTATGCGTACTGATAACCCAGTATATCCACCAGATACGTTTTACCGCTATTCTTACTATGTTGGCGAGGCACCTGTAGGTGCGAACAGGTTAAATATTACTCATCTCCCTACATCTATCGTTAACACGGGTTACTCCGATGACGTGCATGACGCGCCGTGGGCGGGTTACGAAGCTGAATATGGTAACGGCTCTAAAGATGTGGCGGGGCTAACACTCTTCGAGGTATTCAAACGCATTGTTACTATACCTAAGTTCGGTTTTATTGATCCCGTAACGGGTGAGGCCCAAGTAGATTATGACGAATGGGCACATGATCTAAGTTCTGATGAACAGCAGATGCTCAATCAAGTCTCTGCCATGCCGACCACGTTCCCAGAAGGTGACTTCGACCCTTATCTTGGCACGATGAAGTTTATGCAGGGCGCTGTTGAAGACGAGAATCCCTACGCGGTATTAATGATTAAGTCTTTCCCGAAGCTCATGGGGTTTATAGCCGCACAGAATTTTAGCTGGGTGTTTACAGAACCTGTACCTCGCGGCAAGCATACAAAAAACATTAGCAGTCGGGTGCAACCTCGTAATCGGCACTACAAACTTGAGATCAAGCTACCCAAAGAGAAACAAGTTATAGAGGGCAAGCAGACTCAACGCACCCGCGAGTATGGCAACGCACTGCACACTGTAAAAGGCCACCCTAGAACATTCAAAGACGGACGTGAAATATGGATTGACGAACACCAACGCGGAGATGCGAAGTACGGCATTGTCACTAAAGACTACGTGCTAACGAAAGATAAGAAGGGTGATAAATGAAAGTCATAGACAACAAGGCGCTACTACTGCGTCTGCGTGATCCTCAAAAGGTCACCGAAGTTATACCAAAGAGTAAGGAGTTATCAGGTAACCGTGTGGTGGTTAACTGGGGTGTAGACGAGGCCCATGTACTCAAGAATCTGAACATTCACGCGCCTTCACCCATCGAAGGTAAGTACAAGTGGACTGGCAAGTACAAGCCATTTGAGCACCAGAAGACTACATCTGGGTTTCTGACACTCAACAAACGTGCGTTCTGTTTCAACGAACAGGGTACGGGTAAGACCGCTAGTGCTATCTGGGCGGCAGACTTTCTGATGAAACAAGGTCGTATCAAGCGTGCTTTGGTCATCTGCCCCCTATCTATTATGGACTCAGCGTGGCGAGAGGATCTGTTCAGCTTTGCTATGCACCGCAAGGTAGATATAGCTCACGGTTCAGCAAAGAAAAGAACCGCTGTGATCGAAGACGATGCAGAATTTGTCATAATAAATTATGACGGTGTGGCAATCGTTTCAGACGCCATAGCCAACGGTGGGTTTGATCTAGTGATTGTGGACGAAGCAACTCATTACAAGAACGCACAAACTGATCGCTGGAAAACACTCAACAGGCTGCTTGGGCCAGACAAATGGCTCTGGATGATGACAGGTACCCCTGCTGCACAGAGTCCGTTGGATGCGTATGGGCTGGCTAAACTTGTTAACCCGAAGGCTGTGCCACGTTTCTTTGGCTCGTTTCGAGATCAGGTCATGGTCAAGGTGACTAATTTCAAGTGGGTACCCAAGCCCAACGCCACGGAGACAGTGTTCAGTGCCTTACAGCCAGCGATACGGTTTACCAAGGAAGAATGTCTTGATCTACCTGACATCATATACACAACTCGCGAAGTACCGCTGACCCGTCAGCAAGATAAATACTACAAAGAACTGAAGAACCGCATGGTCATGGAGGCTGCTGAAGAGACAGTTACGGCAGCTACGGCAGCGGTAAACATGAACAAGCTGCTGCAAATCAGTTCTGGAGCGGTGTACACCGATGACAAAGAGGTGGTGGAGTTCGACATCAAGCACCGATACAAGGTGCTGCGTGAGGTGATCGACGAGTCCAGCAAGAAAGTCCTGATCTTTGTGCCGTTCAAACACACAATACAGCTACTCTCTGAGAAGCTACGCAAAGACAAGATACCCACCGAGGTCATCAGCGGGGCGGTCAGTGCGACTGAACGAACGCGCATATTCAAAGAGTTTCAAGAGACTGACAGTCCACGAGTGCTAGTCATACAGCCACAGGCTGCGGCACACGGCGTTACGCTGACTGCTGCGAACACAATCGTGTGGTGGGGGCCGACCAGTTCGGTAGAAACATACGCTCAAGCCAACGCACGTATTCACAGAGCGGGGCAAGATCACAAGTGTACGGTGGTACAGCTACAAGGATCTCACATAGAAAAGCGTGTGTACGCATTACTAGATAACAAAATAGACACACATACAAAAATTATTGATCTTTACAAAGAAATACTTGATTAAACCATTCCCTACCACTATATTGCCTTTCTCGGCAATGGAAGGACGAATACATGGCTGATGCAAAAGACGTAGACGGCTTGCCGTTAGGTAAGATGACTGAGGTTTACCTCAAGATTAAGACTGAACGGGAGCGCCTATCTACGGAATTTAAAGAGGCTGATGACAAGCTAGTCAGTCAGCAAAACACAATAAAGAGTGCGCTACTTGGTTACTTGAAAGAGAACGACATCAAGAGTGTCAAGACCGATGCTGGTACGTTTTACCGTACGGTTAAGCAGAAGTATTGGACTAGCGATTGGGAACACATGCACGAGTTCATTCTTGAGCATGGTGTACCTGAGTTCTTGGATAAGCGCCTAAATCAGAAGAACGTACGGGAGTTCTTAGAAGAGAACCCTGAACTTCTACCAAAGGGTCTAAACGTAGACGCTGAGTATGCGTTAACCATAAGGAAAGCATGATGGAGCAGTTAGTTCCGATTGAAGATGTTGCGAAACACTTTGGTGTGTCATTATCCACGACCCGTAAATGGGTACGAGATGGGGTCATTCCAGAGAACACGTACATCAAAGTAGGTAAAACTCAGCGGTTTGCTTTGGCAAGCATTGCAGAGGCTTTACTGAAAGGCACCGCATCCGAAGAAGGTGCGGAAGAAGTTACCGTGGATGGCTTTGATCCCACAGCGTTTGATCCTGATGAAGATGTGTAATGCGTCGAGTCAGTTTACAGGGTAGCAAGTTTACTGGGTTAGACTTTCAGACAGACACGTCGTCGGTAGATGTAATCATAGTGAATGCAGCGAAAGTAGCGCGTTCATACTACAAAGATGATTACGACCCTACCGCCAAACGTCTGCCTACATGCTGGTCTAGCGACACCCAGAGACCTTCGCCCGATGTACCGTCAGACCGAAGACAGAGTGCGCGATGTATTGATTGCTCACAGAACGTCAGAGGATCTGGCACTGGAGGGGGTAGGGCTTGCAGATTTAGCCAGCGACTAGCGATTGTTGAAGAGAAAGCGTTAGACACTGTTTATCAACTGCAAGTACCTGCCTCATCCATATTTGGTAAAGCTCAAGGTAGAAGCTCTATGCCTCTACAGGCTTACGCCAAATTTTTGAGTGGGCATGGAACGCCCAGTGCAGCAGTGGTGACGAGGATAAGTTTCGATGCGGGTAGCCCCGTGCCGAAGCTGTTCTTCTACCCACAAAGACCGTTAGAAGAAGAGGAACTACGTTTAGTTAGGGGAATAGTGGATACAGATGACACGTTAGCAGCTATTGCTTTCGACATTGTTCCACACAACCGCGAAGGTTCGCCCTTCGCTGCGACTGAAGGGTTCAATATAAATAGCCAATTAGGAGACCGAAATGGCTGAAGACTTTATGTACTACACAATCGAAGGCGTAAAAGCCCTCTACCCAAAACTCGATTCCACTTACAAGTTCGATAGCAAGGCTGGTAAGAACGGTGCGTCTGTCAAGTGTGATCCACTGGATGACGGTGCGGAATACTCTATGTCTTTCGTGATGTCTGAGAAAGAAGCTAAGACCTTGTATAAGGGAATGGCTACGGCTTACAAGGCTAAGAAGGAGAAGAGCTGGCCTGACAAGTTCCCGCTACCGTTCAAGAAGGACGATGACGGTAACTACGTAGGTAAGGCCAAGCTGAAGGGTGCTTACGGCACCGACAAGACCACGCCTCCACTGCAAGTAGACGCGCAGAACAACAAACTGCCATCGGACTTTCAGTTAACTACCGGCAGCACCGTGAATCTTGCCTTTACTTTTGTACCATACTCTATGCAGGGTAACGGCGTCAGCCTACGTCTGAGCGGCGTGCAGGTGATCGAATACAAGCCTATGGTGTCACGTTCGCCCTTTGGCGTTGTAGAAGGCGGCTTCGTAGCACAGCCTGATAACCCGTTTAGTGATACTACTAGCAGTGTCAAGAGCACCGATGTCGCATTAGATGACGATGACTCTGACGATATATTTGGTGATGAGCCAAATACCTCCGAAGTGGAGGAACCCAAGAAGGTCGTAAAGAAATCTGCCCCCGCACCCAAGGAAGATGACGACGATCTGAGTGCCATTGTTGATAGTTGGGATGACTAGCTACTAACAATCACTCCACTATGGCTAGGTTCTACCGAAGAGGATGCGCCGACATCCCTGCCATAGTGTCTCTCGGCATTGGGTGCAACCATGAATACAAGAGAATTTTTGCGGTGGGTATTGCCCACAGAAGGTGTGTATGTCGCTCTTCAGTATGGCCTAGCGTCAGGTGGAGTACGGCAAACATACTTTCATTCAACAGATGAACTAGCAGAAGCCGCCGAATATCACGACAGTGAAGGCTGGGACATGTACTTCGCTATGAGTAACTTCAAAGAGGAAGGCACTCGTAAGGGCGAAGACGCTAAACAGATAAAGTCATTCTTCCTAGACTTAGACTGCGGTGAGGACAAGGTAGCCGAAGGCAAAGGCTTTGCTACACAAGGTGATGCGTTACGTAGACTACAAGAGTTTATCGTGTCGTTAGAGCTACCAAAACCTCTTATCGTTAACTCTGGGCGTGGCATACATGTCTATTGGGTCTTGTCTGAGTCCGTGCCTGTAGAGCAGTGGAAGCCGGTAGCCGATCACTTCAAGCGCAAGTGCAAAGAGTTTGGTCTTGAGATAGACCCCGCAGTCCCCGCCGATATAGCGCGAGTGTTGCGTATAGTAGGTACACATAACCACAAGCCTGAGACACCTGCACCTGTGGAGGTCATAGGTGAAAAGCCAGATACAGTTAACTTCGATTTCTTTGCTAACAAGTTGGGCATAGACACGATACCAGTCCCCTACAAGCGTACGAACGCGGAAGGCCCAGCGAGTCTGCGTGACGCGATAATCCAGAACTACAAACATAGCTTCAAAGACATTCTTATGAAGTCTCAGAAAGGGATTGGCTGCGAACAGTTAAGTCGCATAGTGAAAGGCCAAGCCGAGGCGAGTGAACCTATGTGGAGGGCGGGTCTGTCCATCGCTAAGTTCTGTGAGGACGGTGAGAAAGCCGCACAAAAAATATCTGAGCAGCACGCTGAGTACACACCAGAGCTAACGTTCAAGAAGCTAGACCTGATAAAAGGCCCGTACCGTTGCACAACATTCGACGAGAACGAGGGCAGCATCTGCACAGAGTGTCCGCACTGGGGTAAGATCAGTTCGCCGATTGTGCTGGGGCGCAAGGTTGCCGAGGCAGAGGTCACCGAAGACGGTACATATGCAAATGACCTTCAGGATCAGCAACTACAAACAGTTGAAGGTACGCTACTTGAAAAGTTGGAAAACCAAGATCTTTCTACACAACACGTTATACCTATCTACCCACGCCCGTACTTTCGTGGTCAAAACGGCGGTGTGTACGTCAGGGACATAAGTCCAGACGGAGAAGTTGATGAGCACGTTATCTACCACCATGACGTGTATATGACGCAGCGGCTGGTGGACGTAGAAGAAGGTGAGTCCGTGGTCTGTAAGATACACCTGCCGCAAGACGGCGTGCGTGAGTTCGTAGTACCTCTTACGGCGATAACCTCACGAGAAGAATTTAGAAAGAACATGGCGGTACAAGGTGTCGCCCTCCCTCAAATAAACGATTTGATGCAATATATGATTACTTGGGTAAACGAATTACAAGCAACCTCTACAGCAGCCACGGCACGTCGCCAGTTCGGTTGGGTAGACGAGAACATGGATGCCTTTGTTATAGGGGACAAAGAGATACATGCAGATCGTATCGAACACAACCCACCGTCCACACCGACAGCCGCGCTAATCCCGTACCTCAAGCCGAAAGGCTCGTTGGAGGAGTGGAAAAAGATGGCTAATTTTTACAACACGCGGCCTGAACTGGTGATGCACCAGTACGTTGTATGTACAGCGTTTGGCTCTCCGCTAATGGCTTTCTTGCCTCAGAAGGCTTGCGCGTTACACATACATAGCCCACTTAGCGGGTGCGGTAAAACAGCAGCTATACGGGTAGCGGGTTCGGTGTGGGGTGCTGAGAAGGGCATGATGATAACTGCAAAGGATACCGACGCGATAAAATTTAACCGTTCGGAAGTGCTGCACAACCTACCGTTTTACATAGACGAACTGACCAATGAGAAAAGTGAGCAGCTAAGTGACTTAGCGTATCAAATATCCTCTGGCGAACAGCGTGGGCGTATGGCTGGTGGGGCTAACCTCGAACGTACTCGTGGGGAACCGTGGCACCTCTCTTGTGTAACTACAGGTAATTCCAGTGTCATTGAGCGTATTGCAGCGGACAAGCAAGCGCCGAAAGCAGAGGCACAGCGGATACTGGAGTGGAGAGCGCAACGTGTATTCGATAGCACGGAGGAGAAAGGAGATACCGATAAGTTCGATATATCTATAACAGAGAACTATGGGCACGCGGGGCTAGTCTATATTCAATATGTCATACAGAACTTAGAAGAAGTACGGAACTTAGTCTTCCACATGCAGCGTAAAATTGACAAGGCAGCGGGGCTTACAGCGGAGAACCGCTTTTGGTCTGCCGGAGCCGCTACCACACTAGCTGGTGCGTACATTGCGAACCAGCTAGGGCTTGTTGACTACGACATGAAAGCATTGGGCAAATGGACTGTGAAGCTACTGAAAGCCAACCTAGAGTCGGTGGATGACATGGGTGTATCTATCGAACAGACATTGAGCGACTACCTTACCGAGAACTACAACAACGTGCTGATACTCAAGAGCACGGATGACTTACGTAGCAACTCTGGCAATGGGCTGGACTCTATCGTCATACCAGACGCACTGCCGAAGGGTAAGTTGGTGGCGCGGTACGAGACAGACACCAAGAAGGCGTACGTTGTACCGAGGTTTTTGAAGTCTTGGTGCGCGACACATCAGGTGAACTACAGTGCCTTAGTGGAAGGCATGATGAAAAAGATGGGTGGGAAACGTGTGCAGATGCGGCTTGGAAAGGGCACCCATGCAGGGTCAATGATACCCAACATGCGAGTGATAGCTGTTGACTGTAACTTGTTTGGAGAAACTACTGTGGGCGAGGATAACCTATATGACAGCAACATTCATGGCGGCGATACAGGCGCAGAAGAAAGCAGCGGAGTTGGGGAAGAAGTTTAGGAACGTTACTTCCTCTCCGCACGACAACAGAAGCGTAAAACAGAAGCCGACTTACTCACAGCACGAGATAGAGCAGGTGTTAGCTCTGTATGCCAAGGGTAAAAAGCGTGCAGAAATAGCTAAGACTACCGGCTTGAAAGCTCATGCTGTGTATAACATCACATACCGTTACCGTTTAGTAGACGGTAAGGCGAAGAAAACAGCGCGACAGTGGTAGACATAGCCCTCAAGACACGCGACTTGAACCCTGATGGGGTACGCATCGTCGTAGATTGGGGAGCTATGGTGGTAGGTAGTTCGGTATTCATACCATGCGTCGATACAGATAAGGCTATACAGCAGGTCAAACGCATCTGCGTAGATGAGATGGAGTGGGATATACGGGCTAAGGGCGTCTTAGAAGGTACGTTTTTAGGTGTTCGTGTTTGGAGATTGGTGTGATACGATCCGCCCTGATAAGGTCAGTTGGTCTCCTCCTGTTGAGTCTTATCGCTCTCCTGCCCCTCTGCCGTGGCACCCCTTCCTACGGTAGAGGGGTTTTTTCTATAAGAATCCTTCGCCTGAATCTACCGCACGTTTCATGTATGGCGACAAGGTTGTACCGTTGTGCATCTCTATAGAACGAGTCTGGTGCCCACGTATTGACCTATCAATAGTGTCACCTGTTATACCTTTCTGGCGATCTCGGCGCACCGCGCTAGACTTGTTGAACTCTCGCATCGCTTGCTTTGCATCACGCATACCTTCTCTGTCACCGAATCTCTTAGCAACGTAGTAACGTCTCAACAGATTACGGCGTTCGGCGCTTGCGGCTATGTCTAGGCGTTTGGCTGTAGATGTCTCGTCCGCTTCTCTAGTGTAATCAACTGGCGGAAACCCTAGTAGTTGCGTAGCCAAGTCGCCCGCTGTAAGGTCATCGTAGATAGGATCACCACGTCGAGTCAGAATGCCTTCATCTCTTGGGTATCTAATAACAGCTTTATAGGCATTACGCACAGCCCCCGGCATCAAGTCTTCTATACCACGCTCTATATCGCCTTCACGTAGTTTGTCTATACCATCTCTGCCCCGTGAGTAGATGCTCCACGCAGGGCCACCGAACAAGTGTGCGATTTCTTCTTCTGGAGATGGGTCACTGTTAAACCTGTCAGCTTCAAACAGTAGGTCGGTTAGCTTGACGCGCTGCGATACATCGACTCCAGTTATTTCAGATAGAGCGCCTTTGAACAACACATCACTGTCTAGGTACTGCCGCAGCATGGTGTCAGTATCTTCTTCGTAATCTTCTCTGAACATGTCGATGAGCATGGAGATAGCACCGTACAACGGCAGACCCTGTACCCCAGCAAAGAACAAGGCCGACAAGTGCACACCGGCAAGCTGTTTTAGAGCCTCATTACGTAGCTCCCTGCTCTTGGCGTCAGTGCCCGGAAAGAAGTTCTCTATAGCTTGCCTACCAGACTTAAACATCGTGTAGTACATCTGTATGCCGTACGCTTTGTACATCAGTGCAATACGACCTAAGCCCTCACGGGCGTACCGTGGGCCAGTTTCTAGCGTAGCGCCACCGTTAATTAGCTGCGTCTCACGTACGGCTTCTTCAGCGGCTTTCTCTTTGTCTCCGTTAAACTTCTTTAGAGCGAGCTTATACGCCGCCACCATTGTGACTTGGCGGTTCATTACTTCCGCTTCATGGAACATAAGAGCCGAGGCGTTTGTCACCGCGTCCATCTTAGACATCTTACGCCCTGCCTGACTCGTGCTGAGTGTGTCGGCAATAAACGACGAGTTAAGCTGGCCCCGTCGAGACGCAAGCTCCATCAGCGGTAGGAGTTCTTTCAGTTCCTTTGTTTGCGCTGCGTCGAGGTCTAAGTCTTTACGTACTTCGTAAGTGACTCGGCCATCTTTGTCGCGGGAGAACGTATAGTAGTTGTCCAGTGACGGTAGTGCCTTGTCTTTGAGGGCTTCTCTTGCTGCGTTCAAGTCACCTTTGCGTAGAGCTTCTTTTACAGACCGTGGCGTCCTTGCGTCTCCAGTCAAGGTAGCTATGTCTTTGTTGGTTGGGGAACCCATAAACAGCTTAGTGGCACCGCTTAGAGCAGTTCGTGTAGCTCCGAACCCATACTTACCTGCCAACATCGGGTACGCGAACAACGGTATCTGTGACAAGTTGACCAATGCAGACGAGGCGTTGAAGCCGATAGTCCACATGAATGCCATACGGTTTGCGTTCTTAGCGAAACTGTCCAGTGGCGGATTGACGGCGAATCTAGCGCGGTCTTTTACCTCTTCGATTTCTGGGCTGTTCGCATCTGCCATTTTAGGGTTGGCTTCAAGCATCTCTTGTACGGCGTTGTCGATTAGCCGTGAGTTCTTTATGCGTTCTACTTGCCGTGCCAGATCAAAAGCCTTCGTACGAGCCGCTTCTACAGCATCTACGTCATAACCTTCAGTGCCTTTACGTCGAAGCAGTGACTTAGCGAAAGAAGACTCTGGTAGGTACTCAATAAACAGACGTGTTATCTGCTCTTGGACTTCTGGGTCTACTTTATTTGTTTTCATAATACCCAGTATGCTGGAGACAAAAGAACCAGAGGGCGCGTCCTCGTAGGAAGTCTTGTCACTAGGATTGAACGTCGATACTTCGTAGCCCTCTGCTTCGTAGGCTTCCGCTGCTCTGAACCGTTCCGCAGCGTTCTCATATGCAAACACGGCAGAGTCCGCGCCTTCCTTGGGGTTTTTCACAGACAGGAAGTACGTGCCAGTACGAGTCAACGGGAAATACGGCTCTAGCTTAGTCGCCTCTAACATCTTAGCGTACAGACCGTTCTTGAGGTTGGTCTTCGCTTGTTCTGCTATGGGCAGTCCGTCAATACGATTTTGCAATGTGTCATTAAGCTGATCGTACTGATCTTTGTACAGCTTACGTAGAGCGGTGTAGTTCTTCCTGCCCTCGGCACCGACCGTTTTGCTGTTGTAGATCGCCCGTAGTTCTTTATAACGGTCTATTTTTAGCTGGCTTGTACCCTCTACGGTATCATTGCCGTAGCGTTTTTGTGCTTGTTGTGGCGTAAGTTCTGGGTCTACTTGGTCAACCGTGCTGTCGTAGATTAAGTTATTCCACGCCTTAATCGTTTCTCCAGACTGTTTAGCCGCCCACTCACGTATAGGCTGTAACCTGTTTCTGACCGCTTGTTCTGCGCTGGTTAAGCCGCCACGTTGATTTTCTATAGCCGCAAACACATCCTTAACACCAACTACACCTGCTCTTTCAAGCTCTACTTCAACGGCGTTGTTAGGTAAGAGGCCAAGTATTTTACGTTTTAGCCCAGTGTTTTTCTGCCCTGCTGTGAGTGCACCATACTCGCCAACTATTCTCTCTTTTGCACGCTCTACCGGCCCTTTAGGTAGGGCGTCTTTGAGTCCTTCCTCTACTCTACGTACGCCAGCAGGGTCGGTCATAGACGCTAACAAAGGAGCGCCACGGTGCTTGGCGGCAGGTGCCAGTATGTCTTCGATTAACTGTTGAGCTTCGCGCTGTGCAGTACCACGTTCTTTGCCCAGCCCAAGGAAGTTAGATACCACGCGGATGAATTCTTGCCAGACACTAAGTGGCTTACCGTCTGGGTTGATCCGAGCTAGCTCACCTTGGAAGGTCGGGTTAGTAAAGGCTTCAGCAACGAACTCCGCTACGTTCTTAGATCCATAAGAGTTACGTAGGTATTCTTTACTGACCTCGTGTAGCTTCATCAGCTTCTTAGTAGTCGGGTGTGACGGATTCTTTAGAGTGTCTATCGTCGCAGCGTGAGCCATCTCGTGCAGTAGGACATACACATCTGTGTAGTCTTTATTCAGCACGATTGTGTTGTCTGCGGTTATGAAGCGTCCATCAACCTGTTTACCATCTACTGTACCCAACTGGCTTGGGGGCACGGTCATTATCTTGGTATCACCAGTGAGTTTAGCCAGACGAGCAGCCACTCGCTTAATGAACTTATCGTCTGACTTGTTAGACAGTTCTAGCAAAGCCCGACGTAGTTCGTTGTTACGTACCGCACGCTTTACAGTGTCGGGCAGCGAAACATCTAGCACCTCGGTGTAGTCTCTTGGAGGCGCATTTAGAACTTGCCCAGACGCTATTCGCATGGCTTCTGCTTTGGACATTCTAGGATCAGCAGCCATGAGTTCGTCACGGGCCTTGCGACGTTCGGCTAGGAGGCTTTCTTTATCAGCATCCACTTCTTCCCGCGTACGTAAATCTACGTCCGCCGTAGATTCTTCTACGGTAGGTTCTGCCGGGGCGGGTGTAGGCTCCTTCGTCAAAACCTCTTCTACGGTAGCTGGTGTAGTTGCGGCGGTGGCTGGCATAGCCCGCTCTGCACGACGCTGGGCCTCTACAGTCTCTTGAGGTATGACTTGCGTATCTACATCGGCAATCTGGGCGTTTGCTATTTTTCCCGCTTTAACTGCCTTATCGAACTCCCGCTCTGCTTGCTTCAAAGCTCGTTGGTTTTTCTGCGTTGGTTTTACTGTTACAGCTTTTTCGGCTTTAGCTACTTCAGTTCTGGCTGCGTTAGCCTTGGCTACTGCCGAAGTAACCTTTCGGGCTAGTGCACCACGCTTTCTTCCTTCTCCAGAAACAGATCGTCCAGTGCTTCCTCCAGCATCTGCCACTGCTCCTCCGATAGGCGTAGCAGATTCCACGGTATTCGCACGTCCTGCATCGTCCCCCACGCTTCGTAGATCAACAGCATCGCCTGTTCTACTTCTTGCTGTGACAGATTCTCTTTTGGTTGAGGTAGGTAGATTACGTTGCTCACGGGGTGCTCCTTTTAGTAAGCGGTCTACACCATCCTTAACTTTTTGGCTTTTGAACTTTTGCCCAGCATTAGCTAGATCTGCCCGGATTTCTGGATCGTTTAAATCTTTACCAGTAATACGTTTACGTATGGCGGCATTGGGTTTGAACCCAGCGGCAGTAAGGTCTTCTTCGGTAATTAGGCGTGGTGCTTTTTCTCGTATTCGCGCTTCTATTTCCGAGACATCAGAGTCAGAGGCTATTATTTCTTCGTCTATGCTAGCGTACGGCGACAGCCCTGCACGAGCCGCATCCCGCCTTTTTTCTTGCTCCGCGTCTTCTGTGACCATACGCTCTATTTGAGCGGTCTCAGCAGCGTCTACCCCAGCAGCTATACGCTCTTCAGTTTCAAGCATACTAGCTATTTCGGCATCATCTTCTGCTATAGCTGCTTGCCTGTCCGCAGCGACTGCTTCCTCAATTTGAGCAGTTTCAAGCTCATCAATCATATCGCGTTGTGCGGCGGAGGCTTCGGTTGACGTTTCTTCGGGGAACAGTCTGTCTCTTTCAGCCTGTAATTCGCTTTCAGGCTCTTCGCGCATAGCTGGCCCTAAGCGACGTTCTGCTTGCTCTTTCTCAAGGGCGAACATATCAGCCTGTCTTTCGTCCATACGTGCAGATGCACGGGCTTGGCTATCTGCTTCTGCTGCAATATCCGCCTCACCGAAAGCAGATGTAGCTGCTGTGGGCAACGCATCTGTAACTCTAGGTTCAGCTTCTTCAACAGGTGCAGCTTCTTCAGCAGCATCGCCAATAGTCTTACCGCCCCTACGTGGAGCAAACAAATCAACAAAGCCTTGCAAGATAGCACCGGCACCACCACCCAATGCGGCTTCTTCTGCCGTGTCAGCGCCAAGAACTTCTCTAGCGGCGTTGTACTCCTGTTCAGTTAAGTTCTGTAAAATGTTAGATGCAGCTTCCTGCGTAAGTTCTGCACTACCTGTTATACCTGCGCTAGTAAGACGCTCGCCTATAGTCTCAACTTTTTCGGGCGGTATTTTTTCTAAAAGTTTAGTGAGGGTGGGTAGATCAGCAAGTTTGACCACTCTCGCAAGAGGCACTACTTCGAGTACACCTGCTAACAGAACAAGGGGGGCATTTACTGCTTTTTCTCGTTCTTCTACTGTGGCACCAGCATCGCGTGCTCGTTCACTCGCTTCGCCTTTTGACAATCCAATACCTAAAGCGCCTAAGCCTGTAGCGACAGCAGCGCCGGGAGCGCCAAGAGCAGTAGCACCTAAACCAACCCCGGCAAGTCCAGTTATACCGCCAAATACAGAGCTTAGTTTGTAGGTAATAGATTCTGGGTCACCGCCTTCGGGACGGAAGGACTCCGCAATAGATTGGATGCGCTCGCGTGCAGCTAGTTCGCTCTCCTCTTCCAGTGGGGTAGCAAGACCAAGCGCCGTTAGCTCACCCATACCAACAAGACCTGCACCGAATCCAGAGGTAATGTCCTCAAATATGCCGGTCTCTCGCGGTGCGCTGGTAGGGAGAGGGGTAGTACGCCCTACTAAAACACCCCTTAGCGCGTTTACAGCTTCTGCATCCCCAGCAGCTAGAGCGTTGCGGTACGCCCGATAAACTTTCTCTCTTGGTACTACTGGCATACGGACTTACTGTGCATACCTATCTACAAGGGCTGTTAAATCAGGATTCATGTCTATGCCGCTTGGAGTTTTGTTACCACTACCACTTAACGCACCTGCACGCTTCTGAATACTAGATTCAAAGTCGTTTATGCCCGCTTTTTCTAGCATTTGGTGGAATTGAACGGTCATGGTTTCAAGCCTAGTTATGGCAGCGTTAACGTCATCTGGGCTATCGGCCATATCAAACCCAGCATCGCCCATAAGCTCCGTCTCTAGTTGCATCTTTTCCTGCAAGAACTCAACCGCTAGCTGCGCGTAAGCCAGTTCTTTATCCGATGCTTGTTCCGCTGCGGCACGACGATCTTCCATATTACTCAAGAACAGTTCGAGCTTAGTCTTAGCTCCCTGCATGTCGCTTTCAAATGCACGATCACCGGCAGCAATAGCCATCTTCACGTCATCCGCAGCGGCACTTTGAATTGCGGCGGCGGCGGCTCGTTGGTCTTTAGCCAGAACCTCAACGGCTTCTTGACCTGATGTGATCTGAGCATTTGCTATATCTAGGTCAAGTTGGATCTTCTCGTTCTCAATACCAAACTGATCCGTCAAGTTCTTACGCGCAGCAGCTTCTTGTACGACACGTTGGTTAAACTTACCCGCCGCGTATCCGCCAAACATGGTGTCGGCAGACCTGCCAGTCATACCAATTAAGCCACGCTGGATTCGTTCTTGGCGTAATTTTTCAGGGTCTGTTTGTTGTGCTTGCAACTCTTGCATACGCTGTAACTGAGACTCTTTTGGCCCCAACTCACCTTCTTCTCGGCCAATAGCAGCGTCGAGTATGCCTTTGGTACGCTCTTCAGCGGCTTGCCTAGCTTCTTCACGAGTCCCTTCGGGCTTGATACCTAACTCATCTATAAGAGTTTGCGCTATATCCTGACGCTGCGTGCCCACAACAGTAGGTGTAGGTGTAGGTGGAGTTAACCCTAGAGCTTCAAGCCCCTGTGGTTGCGTAGCAGCGGGCTTTACACCAGCGTCCCTAAGCATTATACCTGAAGCAGTACCGCCCGAAGGTGCTTTTGGTTTTGAAGGGCCACCTATATTAGGTGTTTCTTCTACCGCTTTTGCCGTAGTCTCTTTCTCTTCCTCTTCTTGCAATCTTTGCTTTGTAACTGGGTCGGCAAGAGCGGTATTTATTCTATCTACAACTTCTTCTGTAGTGATGTTTTCTGGTATGACTACACCCAAAGCGCGTAGTCGTTCTTTTTCTTTCTCTATTCTTTCTTCGCGCCTACGTACAGCATCCATGTCAGGGAGACTAAATTGGCTAAAAAACCCCGGCTTCTCAGGGGCGCTAACAGACATACCGTTAGAAAACGCAACAATGCCGCCACCAGCCATCATAGCGGGCTTCTGTGGAGCGTTTGCAGGAGATCTTTGTGGGCCACCCATAGCGGGTAGTCCTTGCTTGGCGGTACGCTGCATGTTCTGCTGCGCTTTTTTGTTGATTTGACCAAGTGTACCGGCAGTACGCTGTGCAACGTCGCCTAGCTTTCGGCCTTGTTCTTGCTTAATCATGCCAAGCACTTCTTGCTCACGCTGCTGGGCAATCGTGGCAGGGTTCTGCTGCATCTGCATCTGCATGTTACGGGCAACAGCTTCTTTCTCGCTCTTGAGTTGCTGTAACGCAAGAAGGTCAACTAACTGCTGACTCTCCTGATACCGCTGTTGCAGTGCTTGTGGGTTGCCTTGATACGCTTCTTTCTTACGCTGTACCTGCTCACCTAGACCTTGTGAATTAAGCACCTATACCACCTCCATATCCTGACACTATGGGTGGAGTCTCACCACCACCGCCAAACAAATCTCCTAATAGAGAACTAATGCCGCCTCCCCCTATTAAGGAACTTAGCTGGCTAGGGCGTTCGTAGGAGTATGTCTGCGCTGCGATTGGTAGGTCTTGCAGTAGCGACTGTTGGAACTGAACCTGCTTATAGGGATAATCACGTTCTTCACGGAACTGCGCGTAGTCTTGCGATATGCCTTCTTGCTCGATAGCGCGTTGTTCAGCACCGCCAGCACGTTGAGCACCTAGTGCTTCTAGTCCGAAACGTCTGTCAGCGGCTAGTTGGTCTCTAGCTTGGTTGTATGCCTGTGCATACCCTGTAGCACGAATGTTCGCTAGATTCTCTAGCAATGCGCGGTTGCCTTCAGCCTCTACTAAGCCTAAACGAGATCCGCCGAAAGCTCCGGCCTTCTGCATTTTTGCGGCATTAGCTAAACGTATCCGATCTGCTTCACGTTGTGCTGCTTGCAACTGAGGTTGAAGAGCCGCTTCGGTGTAGGGGTTCATGTACTGTTGTGCAGCGGCTGCATCGAATGTGGCAGGTGTGGTGGGTACGGCTAGGTTCGCTAATCCCGTAAACGCTTGTTGCTGTACGTCAGATGTTCCAGCAGACAATGGCCCCATGTAAGCCTGATAAGGCTGTTCAGAAAGAGCCTGCCCTTTGCCGAGCATTCCGGTAACGTAGGGGCCAGCAAACTCTGCTAATGCGCCTGATCTACCTACTTCTTGACCTACATTCTGGTCTGCGGGCAGTGTTATTTCACCACCATTGTCATATTTGTACATAGTCATTACCTTTATGTGGGTAGCATCTTCTGCGCTTTAATTTGTTTACCCTGTTTCGGGTTGCCTGTGCGTTCTTTACGTACTCTAGTCATCATTGCGTGCAACTGTTTTGCACCAGCATCAGAGTTACCATTGCCAAGATGACTTACTACGTCGGCAGGTATGACAAACTCACCATCACTCAGTCTTGCTTCTTGCCCGCCTGATATTCTAGCAGGTACAACGTCAGCCATACCATCAGTTGCGCCATCAAGATACCGCCCACCACCAGACATTTTAGGTGGTTGATTGAGTGCAGCCAGCCCCTGTACCTGTGTTCTAGCTTGTTGCTGCGCTTGCGCTACAGACATAGGTTGGCGCTCTGGTCGGTCTGCGTAAACAACGTCACTAAAATACCGTCTACCGCCCGATCCCGGCCTGCGATTAGGGTCTGCTGGCATGGGCACGCGCTCTCGTACAGCTTGATATTCTGGAATACCTCCTTGGTAACCAACTACAGGGATATTAGGTTCAAGCAACCCTAATTCTTTGGCTCCAAGATTTATAAGGGTTCCGCCTAAGTTAGATCTAGCGAAGTCGCCAATACCACCTAGAAAAGTATCTTCCTGAGTAAAGGCATCAGACACATTAGATGTTAAATCAGTCCACCAACTCATTAGCTTTCTCCGATAATCCGTAGTAGTTCGTCATTTGCGTCGATTATGCCTCCACGCTTACGTCCAAAGGGTAGTTTAGATTGCGTAGTTGGCTGAGTCGGCCCTCGCTCAATCGTGCCATACGGTGTAGGGAACATAGACGCTCTTTGTTGTGGCCCAAATATACTACCAAAATCATAAAAATAGTCGATCTGCGCTCCGGGAGACTGTTCTACTGTGACTTTTTGGCCGGTTAAGTCTTGTGCTCCCATTAACAGGTCAAAGAAGTCTCTCTTTGCGCTTTGCCTACCTTCTTGTGCGATCTGTTGTTGCGTTTGTTGTGCTAGCTGTTGCTGTTGTTGCTCTAGCTCTTGTTGCATCTCTTGTTGAGTACCGTAGATGCCCGTTGGCCCAAACTTACTATCAAGAGCAAACGTAACATCTTGCCCTGCTGTGGCTTGTTGCAGGAGATCTAGGTCAGATTGATCTACAACACCATCACCTGTTACGTCATAAGCTAGCTGTTCTTGTGTAAACGTATACGTACTAGGGTCGTTTAGTGCTTCTTGCTGTGCAATTAGGTCAGCAACAAAATCTATATCCGCATCAGTTACTTCAGAAGCAGGCTTACCTACAAGTTCCCCTACCGCATTGATCTCTGTAGTCAGTTCAAATTTTGCTAGGTTAATTTCTGTGCGTAAGGACTCTTCAGTCGCACCGATCTGCCTAAGCAGTTCTTGTTCAGTGAGGCCAAGTTCTGTAGCAAGGTCGGTTATAGAGTCGCCCAGCGCCTCATCTCTGCGGATACCCGCTTTTTCAGCAGCGTTAATTCTGTTTAGGAGAGCGGTTTTAACACCGGATATATCGTCAGTATTAGCAGGAGGGTCAACTATAACGGTACCGTCTTTTTCATACCTACCTGTTAAAGTTTCT